GGACAAGCAATGACTGGAGTGGAGTTTACAGTATACATTAATATAGATAACGAATCTATAATCCCAGCTTCTACTAGTTTTACAAATTATACAACTGCCTCAAGTGGTACAAACTTTGCAGTAGAAGCTTTTATTAAGACAACTGCAACAGCAACAAAAGTAAATTCAAATGGAACATTATCAAGTGCAAATATAAATGAGTATTGGCAAGTAGCAACAGCAGGAGCAAAATCTGCACTTGGAACTCCTTCTGATTCAAATACAAAATTTGAAAGAGTAAGAGTGCATCAAGGAGCATATTCTGCAAGCACAGCTTATAGCGCTTTTACAGACGACAGACTTAATGATATTGTAACGTATACTAGCGGAGGAAAAACTTATATCTGGAAAACTACTGTATCACACACAGGAAATACTCCAGGATTTAATAATTTTTGGAAACGAGCAGATGAATGTGGAAAAACATTAACATCTTGTGGAAAGCGTTTTGGGTTTACTCCAATTGATATAACAAGCGCATCCTCTTTAGGAAAAACCGAAATTAATTCAACAGTAACATTACCCTTTGGAGCTTTTCCAGGATCAAAAAGTTTCAAATGAAATTTCTCGATGAAATATTTGCTCAGGCAGCTGCCGAGGCACCTCGTGAAATGTGTGGACTTATTGTTGAGCAAAATAACGAAGAAAAATATATTCCTTGTGAGAATATATCCACAGAAGAAAATCAATTTGAAATTGACGGAAAAGTTTTAGGCAAGTATCAGTTAATTTCTAAAATAAAATATATAGTCCATAGTCACTATATGCAAAATTGTCATCCAAGCAAGCATGACAAAGATATGTCAAAAGCATTGCAGATACCATATTTAATTGTATCATACCCAGATAAAGGAGTAGAAATATATGACCCACGTTAAGTTAATGGGAGAACTCGGAGAAAAGTTTGGCACTGACTGGCATATGAATGTCAAGAATTTTCGTGATATTTTTAAACTTATTGAGTGTCAAACAGAAGGCTTCAAATCTTATTTACTAAAATGTGCAGAAAAAGGTATAGATTTTGATATCTTAAATGGTGCTGATTTAGTCGAGGACGGCTTCGCAGTAATGCTAGAACATCCAAAAGATACTATAGTTATTACTCCAAAAGCTGCAGGTGCAGGTGCAAGTGACGTAATTAAAGTAATTGTAGGTATTGTACTGTTTATGTATGGATATGATTTTATCATGAATCTAGGAGGACCTTTTACAGAAACAACTTCAGGAACTCTTAACATGTCCGCTACAGGTGGAGGAACCGTTGAAATATCAACTACTCAATTAACAACTTATGGAGAAATAGCCGCAGCTGGTACACAATTATTAGGAGCAGGTTTAGCAATGTCAGGTGTTACAGGATATTTTACTCCCGATAGCCCCTCTGAAGCAGGAGAAAGTTATTTATTTGATGGACCACAAAACAACACAAAACAAGGAGTTCCTGTACCTTTATTATATGGAGAACTAATTGTAGGTGGAGCAATCACAAATTTTGGTTTTATACCAAACAGAGTAAATTTTGAACAAACAGGATATACACTTGTTGAGCCAGATGATTCATCTCCTCCAGGATCATGGGGAGACTACGGTCAAGATACCGGTGGACATAATCAAGCAGGTGGGGGCGGAAATGGAGCGTCAGGACAAAAGAAATGAGTAGTTTTTTACAAAATATAATAAATGCCACACAAGGTGGAGGAACAACTTCAGGAGGAATAACACAAGGTAGTTTTAGTTCAAATATTGTAAATAGTCCAAATGAATATCAAACAGCAGTAATATACGATCTTATTTCGGAAGGACCTATAAAAGGACTTGTAGCAGGCACAGACTCCATTTATTTAAATCAAACTCCTGCAACCATCGGAACAACTGGAGTTAAGAATAATATTGCAGAAACAAAAGATGCAACTTTTACAGCAAGCTCACTAACTATTGTAGATAATTTTAATAGTATGTTTACAGGTTTAGCAACTACAGATGGCGATAGATTTATAACTATAGTAGGAGCAAAAAAACAATTAGCAAGTGGAATCAGTACAACTGCAGGTAGTACAAGAGTAACAGCAGGTTCAAGTTTTTTCAATTCAAATGATGTTCATATCAGTGGATTACTTGATGGCATGTCTGAAAAAATAAGAATTCCTGGAGCTGGAGCAAATGGAGGCACTCTTGTTGCTAGAATTATAAAGTTTAATTCTGCGACTTCTATAGATGTAGATATTCCAGCAGGAGCTTCTGTATCAAATGTAACTGCCGCTATAGATAAAGTAGGAAAAATAGCATCAATAACAAATTCTACAACAGCGGTAATATCCAATATCTCATCTAGAGGAACAGATGCTAGAAATGTTGCGAATGTTACAGCTTTTACTACTACTCCTAGATCAGATATAAACTCTGCACCTATCTATAATCATGGCTCTTTTCAGTATGCATTTATGAATGGATATAGAAGTCAACCTTATCTTCAAAATTTTCCAGGAATTGGCAGTGGCTCAATAGTACATGGAGCAAATGCAGAAATACAACAAACCGATTTATCGGCTTTAACAGGTTCGCAAAGTAATATAACAACCGGAGGATATCATTCGACAACTGGGAATGCAACATCATCGCCTATTACAATTTCAGCTACTACAATGGGTATTAATAATCAATCTGAAATTGATAAATTAAAACTTACTTTTAAATTCCCTTTAATGCTCGCAAGTAAAAAAAGCTCTGGACATGAAGCACCGGCTCATGTAGAATTACGAATATTCTTAGGATACAAAAGAGCAGGGGATGGTTCGTTTACAGAAACTTTAATCTTTGGACCAACAGATGCTGAGATACAAGCTAGAGAGAGCGGTAAAAGAACGTCTAATTTTAAGGGCAGAGCTGGTGGTAGAAATACTGGTTTTGTTGAGGCAGAGACTAAAGCTCCTTTTATTGAAACTTTTACTATTGATTTACAAGAATTTCAACCTTTTACAGATTTTCAAGTAAAAATTGAACGAGTTAATCCTACAAATGCAAGACATGGAGACTACGACCATACAAATCCTTGTACTTTGCAATCTATTGAAGCAGTATTAGAAGATAAATTATCTTATCCTCTTTCAGCGTATGCAGCAGTAATATTTGATGCGCAATCTTTTGGTAGTTTACCTGTTCGAGGATACCATGTAAGAGGGCGCCTTATACAAGTGCCTACAAATTACTTTCCACGAACAGAAGGAAACAGAAGTCTTGCAGATTATGATAGAAACGTAACAACAGGCGCAGATTCAGCTGGAGTTTATCAACAATGGGATGGTAATTTTAGGGGGGATAAAGAAACATTTACTTCTCCAACTCATGTTAATCATGAACCTGTATATTGTGATAATCCAGCTTGGGTATTTTATGATTTAGTAACAAATGACAGATATGGTATAGGAAAATATATAAACTCCTCAGAAATCGATAAATATGAGTTATTTAGAATTGCAAAATATTGTGATGAATTAGTTAGTGATGGACAAGGTGGAACTGAACCAAGATTTACTTGTAATTTATATTTATCCCAAGCAAAAGATGCCTTGAAAGTTTTAAAAGATGTTACCAGTGTCTTTAGAGGTATGATGTATTGGCTCGATGGACAAATTCAGTTTTCACAAAATAAGTTTCAAACTCCTGTATATACGTTTTCAAAAGCAAATGTAATTGGAGGAAAATTTCAATATACCTCATCAAAACAAGAATATAGAAGTAATCAGATAAGAGTTACTTGGAATGATCCAGAATCGATGTATAAAAGAGCAGTAGAAGTTGTAGAGGACACAAATAATATTATTGAAACTTCTAGAGTTATTTCAAAAGATGTAGTGGCTTTTGGATGTACTTCAAAAGGACAAGCATTTAGATTTGGAAAATGGCATTTACTTTCAGAGATATTTGAAACAGAGGGAGTTAGTTTCGAAACAGGATTAAATGGCGGATTTTTAAAACCAGGAGATGTAATATTTGTACAAGATGGAGACAGAGATCGTCTTCGATTTAGTGGTAGAACTTCCGAGAGTAATACTACTACTACTATAAATATTGATAGTGCGGTAGATTTATCAAGTGGAAATACTTTTAAATTATCTGTAGTCTTTCCTTCTGGAGGAGCATTTTTAGCCCAAGACAGTGCTACAATCAATAGTATATCATATGTAAGAGGAGATTATATTCCATCCGCAACTGTTGGAGGTTCATTAGTAACATTAGACACAGATGCAGAAGTAGCAAATGCTGTAGATGATAGCGGCAACCCTCTTGTATTATCATGGAATCCAAATAGTCGAGTAGAAACAAAAACAATTTCAAGTACGGGCAGCTCAGTAACTGCTGTACAGGTGTCTAGCGCTTTTAGTAGTGCTCCAGCTCAAGATATGTCCTGGGCGATTAGAGAGTTTAATAGTTCAGGAGAACTACTTGCAGGTTCAGCACAGCAGTATGTTATAACAGGAGTTAATCAACAAGAGTCTGTAAAATTTGCAATTACTGCCATTAAATATGACTCAAGAAAATTTGATCTAGTAGATAGAGGATATGTATTAGAACCTGAAGCAAATAATATTAAATCTCTACCTTCTTATCAAGATGAAGTCCCTGTACCCAAATCTCTCACTCTATCTTTAAAGCAAGATATTAATCCCAGTGTAGAAGATGATACATCAATAACAGGAGTTCCAAAGTTACTAAGAGTTCAGTGGCAACATCCTACTAGTACAAGAACAGATAACTCGGGGAGTGCTGTTAACTCTATTTATGAACATCTATCACACTATGAAATTAGACACAATGTAAATTCTAGACCTGTATTTGAAAAAATAATCGCTACAAAAGATACAAATTTTATTGATATACCACTATCAAGCTATGGACTATTTACTGTAAGAATAAAAACAATAAATACTTCAGGAATGAATTCAGCAGTTGTTCAAAAATCTATTGAAGTAGGTAATCAACAAGCAGCTCCAACTCCAACACAAATTGGAAGACTGTTCCCAGGTGGCTCACTTAATGCAGGACTTAGTATTGATTCAAGTACTGGAGTCGCAACAATTAGTTCTTCTACTTATACTTTCTTTTCTAGAAACGAAGAAGAATTTATACTTTCTGGCACAGGTACAGGAAATACACAACAAGCTTTTAATGGAATGGGAGCAAGTGCAGAAGCATACTTATTATTTGATGCAGATGCAACTTCAGATCATCTCAAAGCAGTAGAACTAAAAACTGATACAGCAGCACAAGATGCTGATGGAAATGCTTTTAATTTTGAATACTTTGCAGAAGTTGGAGCAGCAAATGCAGGCATATCAAGTGCTTCAGGTACTGTAACTATTGAAAATGAAGAAGGAACTGTGACAGGTTCAAGTACTTCTTTCTTAAGTGACTATAATATAGGTGATTTATTTATTGTTGGAGCTGCGGGTTCTACTCGTTTTATGGCAAGAATTAATAGAATAACATCTGATACTTCTTTGGAACTTGATACAGTTGTACCAAGAGCATACTCTGGAACTTCTATATTTAAACAAAGTTTTAAACCTGATGTTGTAAGAGATACTATTATTGCAAAAGTTGTAACAAGTTCAGGAACTGTCTACACTTTCGAAATAATATATGCACTTACAGCAGGAGTCGTAGGAGCAGATGGAGCAGATGGTCCAAAGACTCTTACACATTTTGTATACCATCAAGCAAGTTCATCAAGTGCACCTGCCACTCCTTCTGCCTCAAGTTATACTTTTAGTACAAATAGCTTTACTAATTTAACAAGTGGCTGGGCAACAACTCCACCAACCTTTGCGGCTGGAAATGCCAATAAATATTGGTATTCATACTTTACAGCAACTGAAAATACAGCAGGTGGAGACACAGCATCAGGAAGTAATTTAACTTTTCAAGCTTCTCAACAAGGTATTGGATTTAGTGGACTTGTAACTTTTTCAAGTGGTAATTTAGTTGATACTTCCACTAGTACCACTTATAATCCAGCAACTGTAGTAAATGCAGGAACTACAACTATTGATGGCGGAAAAATAACAACAAATAGTATTACTGCAAACCAAATAGCGGCAGGAGAAATATCACTCACAGGAAATCTAGTAACAGGAACACTACCAGCATCATCAGGTGGAACAGGATTAACAAGTATTGCAACTTTAACAAATAGTGGTATTAGTATAAGTGCAAATGGTACATTAAATGGAGCAGGCGGGGGACAAGTAACTGCAGCAGGTATTGGAGCGCATCCAACAAGTACAACAATTCCAACAGCACTCTCCGACTTATCTGGAACATTAGCTGCAAACAAAGGGGGAACAGGATTAACAAGTATTTCTACTTTATTAAATTCAAATATTTCAGCTTCAAGTATTGGGTTAGGTGCAGTCGCAAACTTAAGTTCTGCAGGTCAATTACAAGCAGCTTTTAGTTCAGATACAAGTATGAGCGCAGGACAAATAAAAGTAAGTTCAAGTTCAATGACTTTTGGAGATAGTCAAAGTATATCAAGCAATTCAATATTAATAGAGGCAAGTAGCTCAAATGGGGCAAGGATAATTATAGCAGACTAATGGCAAATAGAGTATTAATAGGAAACAGATCGTCGGGAGGATATGGACTATATGTATCCAAAGCAAATAGTAATGTACTAACTTGTGATAATAAAGACTTACTATTTAGTTCAAATGGAAAAGCAAGTGCAGGACATCTTGTATATGCAGGAGGTTCTCAATCTTCTCTTTCGAGTAGTTTAAATTTCTTAACAACAGGAAGCAAAGATAATCTAGGATATATTCCTTTAGTAATTACAAGCGAAGCTGAGAATAGAGTATGGAATTGGGGGTCAAAAAGCCAAGGAGCTGCTCAAATTCAATTAACACAGAATAATGTTTCAATGTTTACTTATACCAGTAGCACTTTAACACCTGCTTTAATAAGACCGTTTCCCGCAAATAATGTTGACGGAGTACTAGAAGTAAGAAGAACAGGTGTAGGTGACTATGGTAATAATACAGGAGGCACTCAAGCTTGTACAAATTTAGATTTTGTTGTTTTAAAAATTCCTTGTGCCTACGGCTATATGAATAGTACATATTTTTAATCATGGCAAATAGAGTATTATTAGGAAATCGAGCAACAGGAGGGTATGGAATGTATGTTTCTGAGGCAGGACAAAATGTTCTTACTTGTAATAAAAGTAAATTACTATTTTATACAGACTCAGGAGAAACAGGAAGTTCTTTTGTAGCAAAAGGCACGCATCAAGCCGTACCTTTTTCAGGAGGAACAGGAAGTACTGCTCCAGTTACAAAAAACACAGTAAATTTAAGCAGTGCAAGTAGTGCTAGCTTAAGTTATCAAAATTTAGGTAGCAGTAACTTTTTGTACACTGCTAAAAATTCACAATCAAATGCATCAAGTAGTGACTTTGAACGAGGAGCAAACTTTTCTTCGGTAGGAGCTACAGGCGCAACAATAAACAGACTTGGTAATGGAGATACCTATGATGTAGTAGTATTTAAGAAACTAAGCACTAACGCATTATATTAATTATGGCAAATAGAATATTAGCAGGAAAAAGAGCAACAGGAGGACACGGACTCTATGTTTCAAGAACAGGAGAAGATGTACTTACAACTACAAATCCACTAGCTTTTGACTCAAGAGCAGGCAATTCACCTGTAATACATGATGCAGGAGAAGGAATACTAGGCACAACAGCAAATTCCCAAGCAACAATTACACATAATTTAGGATATACTCCTTTATTTGCAGTAAGATGGTGTACACAAGCTGAAATAAGTGGCGGAGTTGCAACAAAAGTGTTCGATCCTCGATATAGTCATATGGTTAGTATTACTTATCCAGAAGGTATTGCTGAAATTCAATTAGTACCTTATGGAATATTTGTAACTCCAAGTTCTTCAAATTTAGTAATAAGAAGATTTATGCTAACTGGAGGAGATTCCGTATACTATTCATATATAATTTTTAATGAACCCGATTACACAGGAGGACTCGGACTATGATATATAATATTTTTTATGACAGTAATAAAGAAATTGCTTGGTCATGCACTGCAAATGTAACTGACGAAATAAAAACAGAACAAAAATCTGCTCATAACTATGACTTTTTAAGTTATGATTGCTCAGCTGTACCTAATGGAGAAGATTGGTATATCAATGCAGATGGCGATGCCGTTGTAGAAAAAGCAGTTTTTGATCCTTCTTACAGCACAACTACACCAAGCGTTGATAGCACCGTAACTGTAACAGGCGTACCTGTAGGAACCGAAGTGTTTTTAGATGGAACTTCAGCAGGAACAATGTCAGATACAACATTAACATTTACAGCTCAGGAAGCTGGAGATTTTGAAATAGAATTTAAAAAAGATAAATACAAAGATTACTATAATGTAATCACAGTATCGAGGTATGCATAATGAATGTAAATTTAGCAAAAAGTGGTGCGACTCCTCAAACAAAAAGAGCCGCATACTATGAAACTTTAGCAGATCAGTTAGATAAACTTTACCATGATATAGATAATGGCAAGCTTGGTGATGACGCAAAAACGTCAACCTTCTATCTAGGTAGAAAAGCAGTAAAAGACAAATATCCCAAAGGATAAAGGATAATGATTTCACATTCCAAAAATAATCCTTGACATCAGGTGTTATTTTTTGGTATAATTAATTCATTGGAGGTATAAGAAATAACCATGAGTGCTGGTAATTACAACATAAAAATAGATCAGGGATCAGATTTCTCGTTACAGCTTACTGTTCAGGAAGATGGATCTGCAAAAAACCTTACAGGCTTTAGTGCACGTGCACAGATGCGCCCCACAATCGATTCTAGTACTCTTACCGCTACGTTCACTTGTACAATATCAAATGCTAGTAGTGGAATACTGACTATGGCGCTTGCAAATACACTAACAGACGATATAGATGTGGGACAGTATTACTATGACTTAGAGTTATTTACAAGCACTACCTCACAAAGACTTATACAGGGAACAGCAACTGTAGCTGGTGAAGTAACAAGATGAGCCGTATAGGGCAAAATAGACTTGCAAGAACAAATGTTATTGCAGCTCATCCTACAATTTCTATTACGGAAAGCGCACTCAATGATGTAATAGCAAACATTACAACTACTTCACAATCAATACAGGTAGAACAATTTTTTCGTGCATTTGTAGCAAGTGATGTAGTTTCAACTACACATAATACAATATCAGTAGCAAATGTACAAGACGCAATAGAACAATTAGAATCTCAATTTTCAAGAGGAACAACAGATCCTACAACAAGTAGTGAAACATATCTTGACGATGGAGATTTATTTTATAATACAAATACAAATCAATTAAAGGTTTATAGAGATGGAGCATGGCAAATTCTTCTTCAAGCAGAGGGAGACATGGATACATTAGATGGGAGTACATTTTAAATGGCAACAACAATTACAGTAGTTGAAGATGTAACAAGCGTTAGTATTAGCGCAATCTCGCCCACTGATGCATCAACCAATGCTGCTAATTTAACATTTACACCTCACAATGTTATAACTGCTACTAACGTACAAGATGCGTTAGAACAATTAGCAGATCAGTTTTTTAGAGGAAATGACGTACCGAATGCAGGTACTACAAATTTAGAAGAAGGTGACTTCTTTTATGATCTGAATGATAATCAGCTCAAAGTTTACAGAGAAACATCATCAAACGTTTTTCAGTTCGTACCCCTAGCACAAGCAACAGGCGACATGGAAACAGTAGATGCGGGGAGTTTTTAAGACTCCATTAGGAAAATAAAATGGCAACAACAATTAAGATAAAAAGATCCACAGGTACTACGGCTCCAAGTAGCCTTACTGCTGGTGAGTTAGCTTATACAGGCGGAGCGGGAGCACAAGGTGGTGCTGGTTCCAGATTATTTATAGGTAATCCTGCCGATGGCAGTAATCTAATAATCGGTGGTAAATATTTTACCGATATGCTCGATCATGTACATGGTACGAACACAGCGAGTTCAGCATTAATTGTTGACTCCAACAAAAAGATAAACGAATTACTAAGTGGTAACATTGTAGTTACTGGTTCCAGTAATACTATTTCTACATCAAGTGGTACTCTTACTATTGCTCCTACAGGTAATTTAATAATTACTCACGGTGGCACAATAGATTTAGATGCTCAAGCAAACGTAATGTCTATTATTGACAATAACGCAGCTTCTCTTGATATTAAAGAAGGTTCAACTTCTTACTTAAAATTCGTAACAACAAATTCCAGCGAAAAGATAGTAGTCGGACAAGACACTACATTCGCAGATGATGTATCTTTACTTTCAGATGCAGCCGTCTTAAACTTTGGAGCAGATTCAGAAGTTAACCTAACTCATGTTGCCGATACTGGTTTACTTCTAAATAGCACTAGCGTTTTCCAATTCAGAGATTCAGCACTAAGCATCGGATCTTCTGCGGACGGACAATTAGACATCAATGCAGATACATTATTAGAAATCACAGCACCAACAGTACAATTTGATACTGATGGTCAAGTAGTATCTTTTGGAGCAGACGGAGATGTAACACTTACACACGTTGCTGATACTGCATTACGCCTTAACTCAGGCATGGCACTACAATTTAGAGATTCTGCAATCGGCATTAACTCTAGCACAGACGGACAATTAGATGTAGATGCCGACACAGAAGTTGAAATCACAGCACCAGTTGTTGATATCAATGCTTCAACATCAGTTAATATTAGCAATGATCTTAAACTTGA